CCGCGTGCTTCACGATGGCCGCTGGTGCCTGCGGCCCCTCGAGTTCCGCCCAGCGCAACTGCAGGTCGCTCATTACATACAGGACTGCATCCGCCGGAAGGTCCCTGTTCGCATCATTATCGACAAGTGCCGACAACTCGGCATGTCAACAGTCATCGAGGCGGCGCTCTTTTGGCTGTGCTCTTTCAATGAGTTCATCCGCGCTCAGGTCGTCGCCCACCTCCAGAAGTCCACCAACCGGATCGCTGACATCTGCCGGATTTACGCCCGCAACCTCCCCAAGATGACGCACCATCGGATCCAACCTCGCATCGTAGCCAACCGGCTCGAGTGGGGTCAGGTCGACAGCATCCTCGAGGCGGTAACCCAGGGCTCAACCGAAGCGACTCGTGGTGACACACCCTCGGCGCTACACATCTCTGAGCTGGGCCTCTGGGACCGCATGCGGTCTCAGTCATCGGCTGAGGACGTGCTGCAGGCGTCTCTATCACCTATCGATGAGGTCGCTGGTACGCTCGTCGTGATCGAGTCAACCAGCGGCGGCGCCTCGGGGGCCTTCTTCGACCGGTACCGCGCTGCCGAAGAGAACTACGGAAAGCCAGGCGCTCTATGGAAGCCCTTCTTTTTTGGGTGGCAAGGGGTCCCCAAGTACACCCTCGACACCGACAAGCTCACCCGTCGAGCCCATTCTCAGATGATGCATGCCTGGCGGAAGGGCCAAATCAACAAGGCCAAGGCCGGCGCCAATAAGCTCGGGTACAGCCAGCTCTGGTTTGAGCGGGCCATCGAGTACAGCCTCACCCCTGGTGAGATGGGCTGGGCCATTCAGACGCTCAGAACCAAATACAACGGAGACATTCACCGGTTTGACCAGGAGTTCCCGCTCTCCTGGCAACTGAGCTTCGTTGCGGGTGGCTCTTGCGCGTTCGATCAGAGCGTCATCTCCCGCTGGATGCAGAGCCAGCCTCCACCGGAGACGCGGATCGGTGGCAAGCTTGTCATGGGAGAGCTCCCCCGGATCCAGAAAGCCGCTGATTTCCCCGTCAACGGGAAGGTGCTGGCCTTTAGCTGGCACCCTATTCAGCCCTACATCGCCTACGCCACCGACAAAGGGGAAGCGGGGGTCTTGGAGTTCTCGGAGAACTCTTCCACCTTCGAGCAGATCTGGAAGGGCGAGTGCTCAGAAAAGACCCACAGCATCCAATGGGACCAAACGGGCAACTGGCTCCAGGTCACCACGCGCTTTGGCGAGCACAAGGGAACCAGCGTGCTCAAAGTCTTCGAGACGGGCGTGCTCGAGTGGCTCCCTCCGAGTTCGGAGTCCTGCATCGAAGACCTCCTCGGCACGTCAAACTGTGACCGGATGGTCGCGTATCGGTGGGTCGCTGCAAAATCCACGGAGATCGCCCTCGATCCATCCGGCGATGGCTGGGAGCTCTATCGTTTTCCGGATGCCGGCCACCACTATCTGGTTGGAGTCGACACGGCCGAGGGGCTCGGAGACGGTGACTTCAGTTGCATTCGGGTCTTTGACCGGACCGCTCGGGAGGTCGTGGCCGAGTATTACGAGCGCACACCGCCCCGAGAGCTCGGGGTCCAGGCGATGCTCGCGGCCAAGTACTACAACGAGGGGCTCATCGTCCCCGAGGTCAACAACCACGGCCACTCGACGTTGCAGTCCATCTTGGACACGGGGTATCGGAAGATCTACCGGCGCAATCAGATCCGAGAGGTCGCCCACGGGGAGAACTGGATGGACCGGCTTGGCTTCCGCACAACGCCAAAGACTCGCCCGACCGCCATCAACCGGCTCGCAGAGGCCATCCGAACCGAGTCATACACCGAATACAGCCGGCGTTTTTTGCATGAATGCACGAGCTTTGTCCGTCATGGCAACGGGAAGCGCTCTGCTTTGAAGGGTGCTCACGACGACGCGGTCATGGCGATGGCGTTTGTCATGTATGCCGACAAGGCCGTACCTCGAAAGCAGGCACCTGTCGAAGAGTCCCCGCTTCGCAAGAACGCCCGCAAGCGAGCGAAGCGCCGCTCCCGCCGTCGCGACCCACACCTGGGAGTTATCTGGTGATAGAGTTCATTGCCGTCGTCGCATGCATTGGGATCGGCTTCGCTGTTGGCGCTTTATGGCCTTCTCGCAAGCCACCTGAGCCCAAGACAAGTCCAGTCCATCCTGGGTGGAAGCACTTTCATACCGAAAGACGCAAGCGTTTCGAGCGCACAATCGACTATAAGAAACGGGTATCGAGACGAAAGAGGCAGAATCAATGAACAAACCAGGACGCGCATTCGATGAGTTCGACCAGGACACAGCGCCTGCGCCGATGAGTCCACAGCACCTCCGTAAGCTTGCCGCAAAGCAACTGCGGACCGGCCTGGTAAACGACTGGCCCACGCCGCTCGACCCGAGCCGCAAGCCCTATGACCCGCTCGCTTTTCTGAGGAGATAACATGAGCGCCATTACGTCCGATTATCAGCGCCACGACGGTACAACAACACCGGACTGGAAGGCCTCCGACGAAGAGAAGCAACTGCTGAAGTACGTCATTCAGCAGCGAACCTCTGGCGAAGGAGCCAAGAAGCACATTGTTCGCCAGGCTTGGGAGTCCTTGGGGATCTACGTGGGCCGTCAATGGGCTCAATGGAACAACCGGTCCAGCCGGCTCGAGGAAGTAGACGAGCCGGATTGGCGAGTCCGCATGACGCTCAACTACACCCGTCGAGCAGTGGACGTGGTTTCCGCGAGGCTCACCGAGAACCGGCCCATCCCAATCGTGCTCCCCAACTCCTCAGACGAGGACGATCAGAGCGCCGCCCGCGCCTGTGAGAAGCTCATCGAGCACTTCTGGCGGGTGAAGAAAATCGGCCTGAAGAACCAGGAGTTCGTTCAACTGGCCCTGATCACCGGGCTGGGAGTGTTCAAGGTCTCGTGGGACAAGGAGCAGCGCCGGATTTGGAAGGGGGGAACACCCCGCATCGACGTGTTGAGCCTCTTTGAGTTCGGCTGGGATCCCGGCGCCAAGGAGATAAGCGACTGCCGGTGGGCCTACCACCTCACGACAATGCACATTGACCGGCTTCGCAACACCTATGAGAACGCCCAATACCTCAAGGGCTCTCACGTATTCACGGCCGACCAGTACTCGGCGCAGTTGCTGTCGGACTTCCGCAAGAACAAGGACCAGCATCTCGACCGGGTCGAGGTCACTGAGTACTTCGAGCTCCCGAGCCCCCGATACCCCAAGGGTCTCTACGTGGTGATCGCTGGCGACGTGGTGCTGACCTACCAGAAAGAGCTCCCTTACGGCCGTCTGCCCTTTGTGATCACCCGCTGCAAACCGGTTCCGGGCCGACTCGCAGGCGACGGAATGGTCCCCGATCTGATCCCTCCGCAGAAAGAGATCAACAAGAAGGCCTCTCAGGCCATCGAGAACGCCAACCTGATGGCAATGAACAAGTGGCTGATTGCCGAAGGGAGCGTCGAGGGTGATCAGATCACCGACGAGCCTGGCGAGGTGATCCGCTACGATCCCACGTTGCCACCTCCTCGCCCCATCCAGCCCGGACAGCTCGCACCCGACCACCACATGATTGGCGGCGAGCAGCTCAACCACCTCTGGCAGCTGGCCGGGATCACCGACATGGCCTTGGGGCGGATCCCCTCGGGCCTCTCTGGCCGAACCATCGGCATGACGACCGATCTCGAAGCCACCTTACTCGGCCCAACGGTGAGAGAGCTCGAAGCAGCCTACGAAGACCTGGCCCAGTTCATCCTCGAGCTTTGCCGAGAATACATGACCGAGGCCGAGACCATCCGCCTGGTGGGCAAAAACCGGGCTCCGGAGGTCATCGACTTCCGCGCCGCCGACATCAAGAGCACCGATGTCCGGATCGAGCCCAACAGCCTTCTCCCAAAACACATCAGCTATCGCAGAGAGCAACTGATGATGATGTTCCAGTCGGGGATCTTGGGGGCACCCAACGAGCCCGCCACCCAGCACAAGACCCGTCGCCTGATGGAGTTCGGGGACATGGACGAGGTCTACCGAGACAACGTCCGGGCCCGCCAATACGCCCGCACGACCATCCAACGGATCATGCGCGGCGAAGACGTCGGCCTGCCTCAGCCGTGGGAAGACCACGCTGTCGCGAGCGAGGAGCTTCGAAGCTTCCTCCAGTCCGTCGAATTCCGCCTTCTCCCTCAGGAGCAGCAACGAGTGGTCGCCATTCAGCTGGCCTGGCACGACTACCTGGCCTCCCAGCTCGCCCAGGGAACGCCCTGGTGGCGATTGCTGGACGATCCCGACTTGCCGCCCGACCTCGTCCCCGGCGAGGAGCAGGGCCCCGGCGGTCCTCCGATGCCCCAGGGCCCCCCGATCGACGCATTCGGACCAGAGCCAGCAGTTGGAGGTCCCCCTCCAGCGCAGGGGATCCCCCCTGAATTGATGATGGCCATGATGCAACAGCAGGGCGGAGGCGGCGCGTTGCCGCAGAACATGCCCAATCAGCCCGAACTCAACGCCGGCCCTCGTGGCCCTGGCGTCCCTGATCTAGAAGGAGGAATGTAAGATGCCCCGAGTTGGATGCCAGCAGAACACGTTATACGCCATCACCTCTCTTGCAGAGCGCAAAGAGATCTCCCTCGACATGATGGCCGACCTCATCGGCACGATAGCCAACCACCTGGCCAACCACCGTCTACCCCGACAGTGGATCAAAAAGCCGCCGACCACCCAAACACGGGTCAAGCGCGGCCGATTCAGCCACGACATCCTGCTCTCCTCCCACATCTTCCGACCGCTGGAGAAAGCCGCCAACGCCATCGGCATCTCACCGGGCGACATCTTCGACTCCACCTGGCACGCCCACCGAGGCTGGTTCTCCACCCTCCCCCGACTCGAGGGCACCACGCTGGCCATCATCGCCTCGGCCATCTCCGCAACGCACAAGACCGCCAAAGAAGAGCGTCGAGCTGAAATCAAGAAGTCGCTCGAACGCCACGGCGAGCCTGCCAAAGAGGAAGACATCAACTACCTCATGTCCCGAAGATGATCGACACCGACCCTCCAGAAGAGCACACCTTCTACCGCATCGACCTGAGCGCCCGCTCAATGCCGGTCCTCCGCGCCTGCATCGAATGTCCGTTGACCTACTCCGGAGAGCTCCGCTGCCCTTCCTGTGGAGCCCCCGGAGAGCCCCTCCTCCAGCCAAAATCGCTACAGTCCGACCTCATAACGTCCGAAACACGGGCAGAAGCGCAAAGAGGAAGCTAATATGGCCAACAACGTTACCCCGCTCCCCGGCACCACCGAAATCGACTACCTCATCATCCGAATCAACCGCGATTGGCTCACCAGAGTGCGAACCAAGGTCCAATCCGCCATCGCAATCCTCCTGATCTGCGGCGGTGGCACCACCTGGGCCAGCATCCAAAGCCTCGTAGAGCTCTGGCACACCCAAGACACCGCCGAACAAACCCAGGTCGTCGCAGAAGAAGCCAACCAGTCCGCCAAGTCAGCCGCCGAATCCGCCGAAATGGCCGATGTCCGCTCCGAGAGCTCGCTCGACCTCCAGCTCGATGAGGTCGAAGAGCGGTGCAAGACACTCGGCTACACCAAACCCAAGAAAAGCGGCCCACCCGAGGGTACAGGGGAGTAGCTGCTGGAAGCAGAAAGCCGCGA